GTCTAATGTAACCATAACCAAGATTAATGAGGTCTATATTAGAGTCGATACTGAACATTCTATTGCTCAGGAAATCTCAGACCACTTTACTTTTCTTGTGCCAGGACATACCTTTGTTCCTGCATTTCGTAAGAAATTATGGGATGGGAAGATTAGATTGTATAATGTGATGAACCATATGCTTTATCATGGACTTCTACCACATTTATGTAAATTCCTATACCTTAGAGGATATACAGTAAATTTTGAATCTGACTTTGAAGTTACAAAATGTGAGATTGCGTCAGAATTTATTGACTTATTAAAACTTCCAAAAGTTATCAAACCTCGCACATATCAAATAGATGCTGTAAATCATGCACTTTCTAATAAAAGAGTACTACTCTTATCCCCCACAGCTTCAGGGAAATCTTTGATTATCTATATACTAGTAAGATATTTAAATTTGAAGACATTAATACTTGTTCCAACAATATCTCTAGTTTCACAGATGTATACTGATTTTAGAGAATATGGTTGGGATGTAGCAAATAACTGTCATACTGTAGTTGCTGGAAGAGACAAAGGTTCTGAACTGCCTATTATCATTTCAACGTGGCAATCAATTTATAAAATGCAACAACAATATTTTGAACAATATGAACTTGTGATAGGAGATGAAGCTCACGGTTTCAAATCCAGATCTCTTACCTCTATAATGACCAAATGCATCAACGCAAAATATCGAATAGGAACAACTGGAACACTTGATGGCACACAAACTCATAAATTAGTGTTAGAAGGTTTATTCGGAAAAGTTCACAAGGTAACATCTACCAAAAAACTTATTGATGCTAAACACTTATCAGCATTTCAAATAAATGCCATAGTATTAAGACATCCCGATTCCATTTGTTTTGATTTAAAAAATATCAACTATCAAGAAGAGCTTGAATATTTGATAGGATCAGAAGCTAGAAATAAATTCATAGTAAATCTAGCACACAGTATGAATGGAAACACACTTTTATTATTTCGTTTTGTAGAAAAACATGGACGGATACTTTACGATATGATAAAGAAAGGATCAAGTGGAAATAGAAAAATCTTCTTCGTTTATGGAGGAACAGATGCAGACACCAGAGAACAAATTAGGTATGTTGTGGAGTCAGAAAGGAATGCCATTATCGTTGCGAGTTATGGCGTTTATAGTGTCGGCGTCAATATTAGGAATCTTTCTAACATCATTTTTTCTAGCCCTTCTAAGTCGCGTATAAGAAATTTACAAAGTATTGGACGAGGCCTTAGAAAGCTGAAGGGAAAGAGGATAGCAACACTTTACGATATTGCAGACGATTTAAAATTTAAAGAAAAAAATAATTATACGTTGGAACATTATCATGAGAGAATACAAATATACAAGGAAGAGAAATTTCCTGTAAGTCATTTTCATGTGCAGATAAAACAATAAATATATTACCTATTTCGTTAACACTTCATTATACCATACTATCAAGAGCTTGTCAAGTGGTTATTCTAATACGTTGTGGTTGACAACATGGAGCTTTTGTGGTATAATTATACTATCCAAAAATTACAAATAGAAAAAGGAAAATATGGCTAATTATGTAGATAATCAACAATTTCTTGAAGAAATGGTTAATTTTCAAAGAGGTATAGCTGAAGCAAAGGAAAATTCTACAGAACTACCCCAATGTCCAGAATATATTGGAGAATGTTTTTTAAAAATAGCTCAGAGACTTTCCTTTAGACCTAATTTTATTAATTACGCCTTTAGAGAAGAGATGATTTCGGATGGTATAGAAAACTGTATTCAATACATGAACAATTTTAATCCAGAAAAGTCCAAGAATCCTTTTGCATATTTCACTCAAATTATCTACTATGCTTTCATCAGAAGAATTCAAAAAGAGAAGAAACAATTATATATAAAATATAAAACTATGGACAACCACGCATCTCTTGGTGATAATGTTGAAATATCTTCTAATGATAAACCTGAAAATTATGTATTTGAAACTATGACTAATGACCAAAAAGTAAATATGTATAAATTTATTGAGAATTTTGAAGAGACAAAGAAAGCAAAGAAAAAAGTAATACCGAAGAAATCTACATCACTTGAATTATTCATGAGAGCATAATATGATAGAATTATCAAAATCAGCAGACCCATCAACTATGGGAGAATTACCAGAAGTGACATATCACAATCCTACTGAAATTGTAGAATTACCAAAACAAGAAAAAGTTTATACACCTGAAGATCTTTGGATTCATATTAATGCAGTAGAAGAAGAGGTAAAGGCTGAATTGAATGAAATCAAGAAAGTATTAAACAAGTTGGTTACGGAAAAGTTGGATAAATGAAGCTAGCAATTATTACAGATACCCATTTTGGCGCAAGAAATGACAATCCAATCTTTGCAAAATATTTTAGAAAGTTCTATGAAGAAGTATTTTTCCCCACTTTAGAAGAACGAGGCATTCGTACAGTTGTCCACATGGGCGATGTTGTTGATAGGCGTAAGTTTATTAACTGGAAAACTTTGTATCAAATGAGAGAAGTATTCTTTGATGCGTGTTATGGTAGATATATAAATCTTCATGTAATAATCGGTAATCATGATACTTTTTATAAAAACACAAACTTACTCAATTCAATGGAAGGCCTTCGTCTAGAAAATAATAATCAATGTCATGTTTATACAGAATCCACAGAAGTTGACTTAGATGGAACAAAGTGTTTGATGCAGCCTTGGATTTGTCCAGAAAACAAAGAACAGTCATTGGACATGATAGCAAAAACTGATGCACAGATATTATTTGGACATTTAGAAGTTCAAGGATTTCTGATGCATGTAGGCCAAACAAATTTCTATGAAGGTCTTCCCCCATCTACATTTGATAAATTTGATATGGCTTTTAGTGGGCACTTTCATCATAAATCGGACAATGGTACAGTATTTTATTTGGGTAATCCGTATCAAATTACTTGGAGTGATTATAAAGACCCCAGAGGCTTCCATATATTTGATACAGAATCAAGAGAACTAGAATTTATACTCAATCCTCATGAAATGTTCCACAAAATATATTATGATGAAGATAAGATGACTTTAGAATCAATTCAAGAGATGGATGTTACGGTATTCAAAGATTGTTATATTAAAGTAATTATCGTAAAAAGAAAGAATCCATTTTGGTTTGATACTCTAATTGACAAGCTGTATAAGGTTGATGTGGCAGATATTTCTATTGCTGAAAATTTTGACTTGGATGTGTTAGAAAGTGAAGAAATGATAGATGAAGCTGAAGATACTATTACTATACTTTCTAAATATGTAAACTCTCTAGAACTAGAGAATAAAAAAGAACTCGATTCTTTAATGAAATCGTTGTATACTGAATCACTAACAATGGAGACACTTTAATGACAAATTATGAAATGGATGAAATTGAAAGGCAGCGGGAAAGAGAAAGAAGAAGTAGAGGGATTAGACCAGAAAATAAAAAACATTCTGTAAAAATTGGTGATCCCGAAATGCATTCTTATAAGTTGGAAATTGACGATGAACAATTTTTACAGTTAGCAAAGAAAGCTGCAAAACATAATATTACTTTTAATCAAATGGTCAATGTTGCTCTTTTAAAATCTCTTAATGATGATGATTATCAATTTGAACACCCCCCACAACTTTTAAATGAAGATTAAATGATAACATTTAAGACTATACGCTGGAAGAATCTTTTAAGTACTGGAAATGCATTTACCGAAATTCAATTAAATAAAACAAAATCTACCCTCATTATCGGTGATAATGGTGCAGGAAAATCTACTATATTAGATGCTCTCACATTTGTATTGTTTGGTAAGCCGTTTCGTTCTGTCAATAAAAATCAACTTGTCAACTCAGTAAATCAAGGTGGTACTGTAGTTGAAATAGAATTTAGTATAGGTTCAAAAGAATACATAGTAAAACGAGGTATTAAGAAGAACTTTTTTGAGATTTGGCAGAATGGTCAAATGCTCAATCAAGATGCTTCAATACGCGATTACCAAGAATATCTTGAAAAGACGGTTTTAAAATTAAACTATAAATCGTTTATTTC